TCTGCAGTCACGCCTAGATCAGAACTATGTATTGGGTAAAATAAAACAGGTTTACCAAGATATGGTTCTTGCTTGTCGTTTAGTAAATGTCCAACTTGAATATTTTTTGTTGTTGAGCCGTCAACTAATCTTTCAAACTTCATATGTTGAAAAGGTGCAATTATTTCATAAGTAGTATTATTACTATCTAATTTACCACCCCCATCATAACTAACGCCACCCCAATCTCTTTGAAACTGTTCTTTATGTTGTTTAGCTAAAATATTTTCTGTATCTTCATATTTAAATGCTATTTCTCTATAAGGTAAAGCACTGTCTACAGTTTTTTCATTACTGTTTACAAAGTCCGTAATATTCCTTAAAGTACCCCCAGAATAAAAATTATCTAAAGTGTCAATAGTTATAACACCATTTTTTTCAGTAGCTACTAAATTAAACATTTTAAATAATCCCGACAAGAAGTCAATAACTTTTATATCAGGTATATTTTCCATCAAAGCAAAACCGCCACTTGGTATTGCAAAACTTGCATCAACATCACTTGTGCTTACAGTCGTGCTTGTATTGGTGTCAAAGGTGTCAATAAATACTAAACTAAAAGATGTGACGGTAGCAGCTGCGTTGCTCTTAAATTTTATTTCATAATTTCCGTTAGGTAATTGATATGATCTTTGAGTTCCTGATTGTGATGGTGTATATGTCGCATATTCAATTACACCGGTTGTTATATTTTTTATTTCTGCTACAATGTTTTGTGATACAGTTGGAAAGTTTACTGTTATAGCAAACTGAAACTTTTGATTAGAAGTTAAATTATATATTTCAAAACCTCTTTGCCTTAATACTAAATTATCTTCGTGGTTGTTACCAGCAGCTGGATCATATGTTTTACCAGATTGTTGATTAGGTGTGTAAGATGACCCAACTCCTTCTAATATTTTTCCTGCGTTTCTTTGGCAAAGCATATACAAGTTATAAAACCCTGTGTTAGTAGTGTTAAAAAAGTCATCACTAAATACTATCTGTTTGTTGCCATTTATATCTTTTGTAATTTCTGAGTTCTCAATAGCTTTTATTATTATGTATAACCTTACACTATATGTTAGGTCTTTCCAATAATAACCAGAATAAGCAGTAGCTTGTGATGGGTTAAGGTTTCCACCTGATTTATTTATTTCTTGTTTGCTAGTATCCCAATACGCAGGTGTTTGTGATGAAGAATAAAAACCTCGCATTGAGTTACTTATTAAAGCGGTAACCAGCGGAACCGGATATGCTACGCTATCAACTGTAACAGACCCAGTCCCGTCATCTGATAAACCATCAATTATTTTTGCCGATGTATATGTTGTATCAAAATTTGTAAGCCAATCTAAATCCTCTAATTTTAAATCACCTAAAACATCTTTTAAATTTAACGACCCGAAGAATGTAACTTTATATGTATCAGGTCTACCATTTTTTAAATTTACACCCTCTAATCTTAATTTACCTTTTTGAAAAGGTGCACTATTTAATTCTATTTTAGATAATACTTTTTTACGTGCATCAAATGAGAATGATTCGCTTTGAGTAAAATTATGAAAATGTTTAAAAAATTTGTTATTAGTTTTACTGGCAGGTAAACTGAATGTTTTACTAAAATCTGTAAATATTTTTCCAGGATCTTTGACGTCTTGTACTACTTGCGTCAAGTTTATAGTTTCATCGCCGAACAAATCTAGCCTAGTATAATTTGTGTCTCCGGTTAATTTTACATATAATTCAATATTATTCATTATCTAATATTTGATATCATATCAAAAGCATATTCTGCTGTGATGGTGTATTGTATTATTTTATCATTTAAACCTGTTTTAATTCTTTGTGTGTTGCTTGTTATATTTATCGGTGTAGTTATAGAATCTTTATAAATCCAAACTTGTTCACTTACTAACAATTGCTTTATGGCTTCGTTCATTGTATCAAAACTCATAGGTGGGCTGTTTAGTATTAAGGTTTCATTTGCTAAAGTGTTATATTGTTTTATCGAATGTTTACCCTTATCATATCTAGAGTTAGAATCTATTATAGATCTTTTAAAAGTTGTACGTTGTACGTTTATGTTTTCAGTAGTTTTACCGGTAAAATATAAATCTTGTAAAGCTCCATATTTATTTACAAAAGTTATTTTGTATGCTTCGTGTTGTGAACAAACTCTTTCTATTGAAAACACAGTGCTTATTACAGTTTCCGACGTATCACTTGCAGCAAATGCTTGATATTGTATAGCTGACCCATCCCAATATGGTATTTTACCTGCAGTGTTATCAGGTGCATATATTGTAGTATTATCTTGCATTATCTCATTAGTTGCTATCGTTTTAGCAGAGTTTTGACCTGTGCCTAAACCTTGTAAAAATTCATAGTAACCGTCTACACCGGTGTGCGAAATACTAACAGGAGTTCCTACTGTGACTGCAGTTTGACCAGAATTAATTTCATCAACAGTTTTATTTTTAAAAGTAAGAGTTCCTGTTATAGCGATAGTTTGACTTGTGTAAGTATTATCAAAAGTGATGTCAATATAATCTCTACATAGATCTGCTATTTCAAAAGCTACTGTTCCTGTTTCTTGGTTTGTTGTTCCTGTTAATACACAATCTTTACTCATAGAAGATATTTGTGTACCGCCAACTGATAAAGTTAAAGTTGCACTTTTAGCAACGTTTGAACTAGAATATGCTTGGCTATGTGATTCGTAATATGGACTTCTTAATAATATTGTTGCCATTAGTTTCCTCTTTTAATTAATTCTGCTTCTATCATACTGTCAATCATTAAAATAATTAAATCATCTGCGAATATATCTTGTAAGTCATTAGGTAATTTTTTAAATTCGTTTACAAATGGTATTGTAAAAAAGTTGTTAGCCCTGATACCTTTTTCATAAATTGATTTAGCTATAACATAACCTATGCTTTTATAGTTACCTTTTTCAAACTGACCTTTAGCATTTCTAAACCTAATATTACTTTTCTTAGCCCATCCACTAATTGCTAAACTTGGCGGTCTTTTAGTTGTATATTTATATGGCGTGTTTTTATTTACCCTATAATTACTTTTCGTACCTTTCACACCTTTGTCAATGTAATCACCATAGTCCTCCATAAATAGACCATATGCTAATGAATCATTATTTTCAAATAATTTTTTGTATTGTATGCTGTTATATAATTTTTTAGTTTTATTTATTGGTCTTTTCTTTCTTTGTAATTTTGTACCCTTACTTAAATTTTGCCTAGATTGTTTTTTGACTGCTTTAAAAAAGTCTTCTAATCTTTGATTAAATCTATCTGAAAATATTAACATATGTACTGATCGTTTCTTACTTCTATATTTAATTCAGCAGACCAACCGGCTAAATTATTTTCGAACCTATCAACAAATGGTTCACAAACTGGATCGTTAGCTAATCTGTAACCAGATTGATGTAATGTACCAAATCTTAATTTTTGTATTAAAGTATTTAAAACACTTAATTGTGTGTTTAATATATCTTGCTCATCTGTGTTACCTCTGAACTTATCTGTTTCTTCTTCTTTACTTGTATCTTTTATATCCATAGTAAGCACTGTAATATTATACACTAAAGTTTGTTCGTTAGATACAACATTGTTCACAATAAAATGTGCTAAAGGAAATATAGTTTGTTTTCCTAAATCAATATCAGATATATCACCTATTGTTACTGTTTTAGTAATTGAGTTGTTTAGTAAAGCTGATTCTAATGTTTCACTTATTAAATAATATGATCTAGCTGCTGAGTTACTTTCTGACATTTGATTTTAATTCTGCTTGTTCGATTTCATTTTTTTCTTTTATATAAAGTAACGCATGTAACGATTGTGTCAATCCCTGCTTAGTGATATCTTGGAACTTTGTAATATCTCCCTTAGCGAGTTCGTAAATGCATCCATACCAACCCCACCTGTTGCTGAATTGATTTCTTCTTCCGTATGGTTGATCAGACGTTTGTCCATTAAATAGTCCATCATATTGTTCGACAAGTCGATTCCTAAATTGTAAAAAAAAATTAGACAACTAAATACAACATCTAAAGTCATATCTTTCATCTTATCAGATTCTTTAGCTTCGTAATCAATGATATCATATTTACCGCCATATTTCATTTTAATAGGTCTATATAAAACATTCATCGCTAAATGCATATTATCCCAATCTGCTAAATAGGTGTCAACATCTACATATTCCCCTAACGATATATCTTCTAACTTAGGGATAAATCCATATTCTTTATTGTTTAATTTAAACTCTGTTATTAATTCAGGTTTTTTATCGAATAGGTTATTTAGTATTGCCACTATCTCATTAATGTCAGTTACTTTAATTTTGAACGTATCTTTCAAATCGATCTTACAAAATATTTCAACCATCTTTTGTGCTATAAATGTTGGGTCTTCGTTTGCTTTTTGTATTTTAACAAACTTTTGATATTGACCCAAGGTAACATCGCTGAGTTCTGTAGGAACGTTGATAGATAATTTCATATATGTATAATACTAAAATATAAAAAATTTATCCAAAAAAAAAGAGAGCCTGTGCGACGCTCTCTGTAAACCAATTAATATGAAAAAAAATACTAGATAATTTGAAAAAAGAAATTATCAGATTACCGCACAGAATCAGATTACGTTTGTAGTTTGTTCGGTTCTAAATTAAAACGTTTAATTGGTTCCATATTATAATTTATATCTGTAATAATAGTTAGGCATATTATGTAGATTGAGCTCTCAACTTCCACGCTTGTGATTGTTGAATAGCATTAATTTTTTCTTTTTGTGTTCCGTGATATTTACCACATAACTGTTGTAAGTATGTATAATATTTAGTTCCTGCTTTTATCTTTTTACCTCTGTCAAGAATTATATCTTTAGCAGCGTAGAAAGTTTTTCTACCAGCCCAACCTAAACTTCTAGATGGGTCAAACTCTACTCTTTTAGTTCCTATAAATTTATTGTCAACTAAATATTCTTCGAAGTAACCGATAACCTCGAAACCATTTTTGATATTTGTATTTTTATTCATAGCACTAATATATAACTTTTTATTAATTATAAAAAATTTTTTATAACTTTTTTTATCTAATAGCGTATTTTCCATAATTTGGTTTGCTCATCAAACTATATGTTGCATATCTTGTAGCGTCAGGAATATGGTCATTGCCCTCTTGAGGAATATTTGTTAATCTATTTGCTTTATCTTTTTTCCACCTATAATCCCTAAATTCTTTTATAGCGTTTACAGATGTTTCTGTTATGTATATCTTATAACGTTTTAATAAATCTATTCCAGCCATTACACTGTTCTGCCCTTTTACACTAGGTCGAATATTGTTACCCATTCTACGCAGTTCATCTATTAAACGCACCTCAGCTGAATCACCGAAGCATAATTTATTTCCTTGATTATGTTCTAATAAAAATCTATGTATATCTGAGGTGGTCATCATAGTTCTATATAATAATTCGTTTATATAAAGATTATGTTCTTTTTGATATACTTCTACTGCTACAGTTGGATCGTTCGTATAACCGAAATCTACACCGATTGAGAGGAACTTTGCATCTTCTGGTATTTTCTTTATAACGTTTGCCCTAAATATTTGAGTTCTTGACAACGCTCTTTCACCTAAACCAAACACCTGCCAATATTCATCATCTGTTTCTTTTAACCTTTCTAATTCTGTAATTAAGTTTTTATCAATAAATGGATTATCCTTATATGTAGTTTTATAAAACACCGCATCTTCTCTTGTTTCGACTTGGTCATATATCCAATGTGTTGCTTCTGATGGGTTGTAGTCAATTATAATTTTACCCTCTGTACGAAATATTAATTGTTGCCAACTATCCCAATCAATCTCATTAGCTTCGTTTACAAATAATAAATTTCTTTTACGTCCACGTATTTTAGCAGGTTGATCTAAAGAAATGAACTCTATTGTATTTCCATTTATATAATATTCTGAGTTTGTTTTATTATGATTAGCTTCTGTATATAATTCATAATCTTTAAGTATATCTAAAAAATCACGCATCACAGTACCACGTAAACTTGGGAAAGTTTTTCTACAGATTGTTACAATATGATTATTGTGTTTAGAACAATAGTCGAATATTATCCATATTAATATATTGAAAGTTTTACCTGACCTAGATCCGCCCTGTTCTATTAAGATTTTTTTATCAGACCTGCTAAATTTATAAGCGTGTTTAAATACAACGTTAGTCTGAACTTTCTGAGTCATTGTCTAATACTATCACTTCATATGTAGGTTGTTCTTGTACTAGGTTTACATTTTGTGTTTCTGTTGGTTTACCTAATCTATAATTAAACCATAATTGTAAACACCTGACGTCACCTCTTTTAATTCCTTTTATTAGTTCTTCAATAGCAAGTGCATCATACATAGAAAGTTGTTCTATTAATTGAACCTCTTGTGATTTAGATTTCCTACCGGCTCCGATACGTTTACCACCCCAACTCATTGTTATCTTTTTTTTCCTTGACCTCTATATTTCTTTTTCCATCCAGGTTGATTTCTACTCGCATTTTTACTATGCACTCCTGGTCTTTTCTTTTTAGGTTTCTCAATATATGTGCTTATTATCTTTCTAGCCATCTTGAAAAAACTTGATTATTCAAGTGTATAATAAAAAAATATAACTTTTTTACCAATGGAACTCAACGTTTTCTAATTCGTACTCACCATTTTCTATAATTACTTTTATTTGAGCTGCGAACTTTATTAACGTTTCTTCCGGTAAATATTTCAGTTTACTTTTTATATACGCTTGTGTTTTATCTCTATTTTTATAATCAGGTGCTTGAAATAATAAATCAAACCACCCTTGCATTCTTGCATTATTGTTTTCATATACCTCAAACATTTTCAACGAGTGACATAATGTAGCACTGTCTAATTTAAATCCTAGGTCATTAAAGGTGTTTATTATATCTTTATTCCTAAACTTATAGTAATTTTTGAGTATATGTACGAAGAATGCTCTTGCTTCTACGTATTTGGTATCACGCCTTTTTTCTAAAAAGTTAATACCTGTTATTTGTTTTATGTCTTTGGCTATACGCCTAATTTGTGATTGTGTCATAGTTCAAAGTTAATTAAAATAATTTTACTTGTTGTTTATCACCAGCTTTATCTCTCAGTCGCAGTTCAGCGTGACCGGTCGATTTTCTAATATACATTGTACAATAATCAGGAAACTCATCTTGTATCCACTTTATTGAATTATATATATTCTCTTCGGTTCTAAAAGTTTGTAAACCTCCTGGCTCTTTATAATAATTTGATTTAGCGGTTATATAATCAAACCTAACTAAACATCCATTTTTGATATACTGCCTTATGCTATATTCATAATCTTCTCCGTGATTAGTATATCGTTCTAAGAAAGGGTCGTGTTCTACAATCACACCAAACATTGATGCAATTATATAGCATATTTTATTATATACACGTTCTTTCATAAAGTAATGATTAGCTGCTGCATACATACCGAAAGTTTTAGCACCTGCTTTTTCGCATTGTTTAAAACCCTCTATTATAAATTCTTTTTCTAAATCTACTAAAGGTACAAGCGTATCTTCTTTTTTACGCAATACTTGATCGATATCATCATCAATCATTATTAACTTAGTACCCTCTTTATAATATTTCTCTATAAAGTTTCTTTGAAGTCCAATAGTGGGAACACCAATTATTATTTCGTATTCTTTATTTAAACTCTTTTTATATACTTCGTATTCCTCTTCGTCTGCAACGAAAATACTGATACGTTCTTTAGGAATGTTATATTCGCTTAACACTCTCAAAGTTTTCTGTTTTATAACCTCCGGTCTTTTATACGAAGGAATCGCTATTTTATAATCTGTGATATCCACCTTGATCTATTTTTACTCTTAATAATTCGTCTTTGGGTGCTTTACACTTGTACATATATTCACGATAATAAAGCACGAAACTCACACGTAAACAATCATCTGTAAAATTAGTAAACCCTGTATTACAATGATACTTATGTACATCTACAAATAAAATATCTGTATTTTTTAAATCGATACCAACACCATATTCTGGTAGAATAAAATATCCACCACCCCAATCACCCTCACGATATACAACTAAATTTCCAAACCCCTCACTAAAATCTCCAGCATCTTTGTGTACCGCAGTTCTAAAATTTTTGTTTACAGTCACAGTTGTAAAACTTGTGTCAGGAATTACATAATTTTGATTTGTACCCTCGGCAATGTTTTTCTGCCTATTATAATATTCAGGGCATAATTTTTTATATTGCTCATCAACGAATTTTACAAAGGGTAACCCCTCTTGATAGTTATCAAAATATTTTTTAGTAAAAGCTGTTTTCCTACAATATCTAATCATTGCACTTTTATCCATAAACCCTACAACTCCAGATTCAACTTTTGCACCGACACTTGTGTTAGATATGCTACCGTCAGCCCTAGTTCTTTTTCCACTAAAACCACTGGCTGCACCCCTGCTTTCTGTCCACTCAATACTATCTTTAAAATTATCTACACCTGCTTTTAGTATGTCAATAGGTATAACGTTTTTCCTAAACTTAAATAATAGGTTACCATACATATCATAACCATCAGCATCATTAGTGATTAATGTTTTTATATATTCTTCCCCTATATGTTTTTTAGCAAGTTCGTGACCCTGTTGTTCAGTAAGAACTCTTTTAAATTTTATCTTCTCCATAATTCTTATTTAATATATATAATAAAAAATCAGATATGTTTGCGGTTTTTAATTCTTCTTTGTTATATTCTACCTCCATACCTTTTTTACATAGCTTTTTAAATTTATCTCTGTTAGCGTGTGTAAAATACAAGAGTGCGTTTGTGATTTCAGTATCATCTTTTGGCTCTTCGTTTTTTGGAAACTCGTATTCAAATAGTTTCATAACTTGATGTCTATATAATAACTATCTAAATCTGTTTCCTCGGTTTCAAAATAATCCTTATACACTCTCATCGCATATCTTACTTTATCACGACCGCTTGAAATAAAATCATCGCTGACCGGTTTAGTGCTTATACCTATGTCGCAACTTTTTTTATCTATAACAATAAATTTAAAATTCTTTATACCAAATATTTCTGTATATAAATATGCTTGTACATCGTAATGGTACCAATTAGCTGCTTTCTCAAATTGTTTTATGTTACTTGTTGTTTTTAAATCTATAATACAATCATCTCTTAATACATCTGCTTTAGCCCTGAATGGTTTTCCTTGAACTACACCTACTCCAGGAAACTCAACTTTAGCACCTTTTATTATTTGCATAGCAGGTTCATTACGAAATACTGCATCGGCTAATCTTTCAGCATCTTCTTTTTCCTTTATAGTATATACCTCTCCGTGTTCTTCTTGTGCTAATCTAAACTTATTTGTATTTTTACTTTGTACGTCTACAAATATTTGTTTATGAAAATAGTCTGGCGTAAGAACTAATAAATGTAAAAGGAAACCATCTCTTAACGCTTGACTTTGTTTTTCATTCTGTGAGTAAGTCATAACGTTGTGATATGTTTTTGGAGATTCTAACAATAATTTAATGCTAGAAGAACTGAATGCAAATTTATGCATAAAGCCATAATAGAAATCATCATCTAACATTTTTGATAATAGTTCTTTTGTATCGTAAAACTTTCCGTCAAGTAATTTTATTTCTTTCATTATATTATTTCTTTTGTTTTTTCGTACACTAATTTAATTTCTAATTTTTCACCGTCATAAGAATACACCTTATCAACCATTGTGAACTCAAATATAAATTTGAATATATCAACTTCAATCTTACTGCCGAACTCTGGTACTGTAGAAAACTCATTATATAAAACCTGTATCGTCTCATAAAATTTTGTTAATACATCATCATTTGGCATCTCCCCTTTGATTTCCGGTAAAATTTCTATTTTCATAATTATTTAATTTTGCTTTAATTTCTTGCAGTTCATTTAACGCTGTATTACGTTGGGTTTTATAATCTATCAATCCTCGCATTGCCAAATCTTTATCTCGTTTTAATTCTATTAAATAAAATTGTATTTCTAAAAACGCATCAATAACTTTTTTTAATTGTTGATTGTCTTTAGCTTTATTCCATTTATTTAAAACTTCTAGTATATACAATATATTTGTATCTAACTCTAGTTCTTTTAACGCTTCTAATTTTTTATAGCTTCCTGTTAAATCCTGACTCATAATTTATATAACTCGCTTGAGATTCTTCTAATAAATAAACTTGTTTTTCTTTTTTTTCTTTAGTCCACAAACTTGTATCAGGGCAATTTAGTTTTTCTTGGACCGGTAATATTATATCGTTTAACCAAAATATATACATTCCTTTCGGGTCGAATACTAGGTATAACTTATGCACTTCTTCGGGCAAAGCCATTAACCTTTCGTATTTAATTCTTTCTAACATTTTAGTTTTATAATATTTATTTCTAAATTTTATTTCAATTACACATTCTTTACCTTTTCGAGTTTTACCTTTAGCGTCGTAATGAGTAAAGTCACCACCACACCATTCAAGATTCCAACCATCAAGATTTAATATTTTTACTACAACTTGTTCCCACTCGTGTACACTATTTATATCCATTTTCGTAGATGCTATTTATGTCATCTACATATTGCTGTATTTTTCCTTTCATCTTTTCACCCCTGCAAGTACACAAAGATTCTAATGGATGATCGAAATATTTAGCGTGTAAATGCTCGATTAATCTCAGTTCGCTTTGTGTGATTGTGTTGTTTTGTACGCCTTTAAATTTTGACCACTGATTATAATCGTTTGTAGTCATTTTAATTTTAGTACTCATCTCTTTATTTTAAATTTAATGTTATTTAATTTTTCTTGTCGTTGGTCGCATCCGCAGTCTTCGTATCCAAATAATTTAGCAACCCATTTTGCAAATCTTTTCCCTTGGCCAAATGTTATAACTCTAATTACTTTTTCTATCAAATCCCCTAAACCAATCATAATTTTTTATTTTAGATTTTAAATAATTTTTTACTTTAGTATATGTATTCCACAATGATACATAATTTATATTTGTTTCCCTACTTAATTCTGATATTTTTTTACCTGAACTAACCAACTCAAAAATACTTCGATCATACCAAGTTAATTCTGATAAAACCTTTTCAAACTTTTCATCAAATTGTTTATAGTTTACATACGTAGGTGCTTTTAAAACTTCTTCGTCTCTCCAAATATTCTTAGTTTGACCATATTCATTTTTAGCAAAATGTTCTGCAATCTTTATTTTTGATTCTTTTATTTTTAAATGCAAATATAAATGTCTTAATATTTTATACATATACCAATAATTTAATTCATCTTTATACCAAAGGTCTTTGCCTTTTAGTGTCATATCGTGAACTTTAAGATACGCTTCTTGAACGATATCTTCGGCGGTTTCTTTATTACAGCCAAATGATACAACTACCCTGACCCACGTTTTATGTTTTTCAAATGCCTTTTCAAGAATCAACGCTTTTTAATTAAATGTAATAAATTTTTACCATTTAAACTAAAGCCAACATTGTTAGCTATTGATTTAAATACTATTGGATTATCTAATGGTGTAGGTCTACCGCCACTGTCAATCTCTTTTATTTTTATTACCGCTAAAAACGTATTGGTCCAAAGTTCAGGATGATTTGTATATCTGTGTAAGATCATAAAATTATCTGACTTATTTAAAAATTTACCTCCACCCTCTGCTGAACCTGCACTTGGTGGTGTTATATAACCGGCAAACATATGGTTGTGTGGGTGCCTATGCCTTAACGCTTCTGTAACTGCGTGAGTTACTAAATATATTGAACACTTATTTCTTCTTGTAAATAAACGCATATCTGACATTACAGCATAATCGTACTCGTGCGCACCGTGTGATTTCATTGTTTCCTTATCTCTTAATAAAGAATTATATGGATCTATCATTAATGCCGAATAATTAAAATCTGTTTTTATTTCAGATGCTTTGTTCAATAATTCTGTAGCAGTATAAACTTCATCGATGTCAATGTACTTGAAATGTTTATCCACCCATTTTAATTTTTCTAACCAAGTTTTATCATCAATTTTATGAAATGGTAAACCTGTTAAAAATTCTACTAACTTTTTACTTATGCTAGTTGCTTCGTTTTCTGCACTATAAATTAAAAACTTTAACCCATATTTTATAGAATACAAAAGAAGCATATACAGTAGAGTTGTTGTTTTACCAGTACTTGCGTGTCCTAAAACTATATTGAAAGAATTATATTTAAATCTCCAATACTCATCTATTGACTCGATACCTAATGATAAACCCTCTTGTATTTCGCCACGCCTAATGGCGTTTAACTTATCTACTTGTGATTTGTATGTTACTAAACCTTTAGAATGGGAGGTCATCGTCACTAGCGTTAGAGGTTACTGCTCTATCAGGACTATGTTCCTTGCTAGTGAGCTCTTTTTGATTTTTTTTCCATTCATTACTATCTAACGAACCATGCATTCCAGGTGGTTTATCTGGTCTAGGTTTGTTATTTTTTATAGTAATTTTCATTTTACCGCTGTTTTCTAATATATGTTCGCTGACTTTTTCGTGTAGTAAATACATTATAAATCCATATACGTCAACATCTAATTTAGCTACAAAATAATCTTGCTTTGCTTTATTAAAAAACATACCATAAGTGTAGTTAGGTTTTATACCATACTTCGATTCCTCAGGTAAATCTAATACACCTAATTCTTTTTCTGTAAATAATGACCTTAAATCATTAATCAATTTCTCTACTCGTAATCTTTTTCTTTCTATTGGATCCATTGTTATTCGACTTTAGTTGTTAATGTTTTAAAATATATTCTTGTGATTTGACCTATCTCTTGAAGAGCTGATTGTTTTGCAGCAGAGATTGCTTGTTTAGTTTTCTCTTCTGTTTCTGCTTTTGTTTTTCCTTTAACTTGTATTTTGTTATAAGATTGCCAGAGTTCGCTATCAAAAGTTTCTTTAGCAAGTTTTAACGATACCGACAATGCGATACTTTCTTGTTGAGATAAAGGTTTTGGGGTACTGGTTGGGGTACTGCTTGTTTGTTTTTCTGCTTTTGGTTCGCTCATTGCTTTTGTTTTATTAATGTTTAAATTACCGAACTGCCTAATTTTATTAAACTGTTCTTTTTCTGTCATATCGTAACAGATTACATCTCCGCTTTTATAAGGAAACGTTCTATTAGGATTGTTATCGCTAGTTTTAATATTGAATATTGGAACTTGTCCATTAGCTAGTTCTACTTTATATTCTGTTCTGATAACTTTATCGTCACCCTCCCAGTCTTTTCCTTGTTGAATTGACTTTATTGTTGATGTATATTCAGTCTTTGGTGTTACTATTTTTAGTGCCATCTTTTTGTTCTTTTATATGTTTTTCTAATGTTTCTTTTAATTTTTCAGCGTGAGGTAATGTACCAACTACATTTTCCATATCTGTAATCATAAAATTAACTAATTCGCTAAGTGTTCTTACATACTCGCATTCTTGTTCGTAAGCTTTTTTATATAAGTTACGTTCTTTGGTAAGTTTCTCGATGCGTTCTCTACGCCATTTTAATTGGTCGTTTACAAATGAGTCAGCAACAGGTTTTGTATTTGTGATTATATTATTTAATTGCATTTGTGTGTTATTTATTTTTCAAAGTTATTAAATTTTTTTTATAAAAAGCAAATAATTCTTCAATTTTTTCTGTTTCTAATCTTTCGTTTGATTTACTTTTAGCCATTAATTTATCTGCAGTTCCTTTACCATAGCGGGAATCAATAGCTTTACCATATTCGTATTGTAAACCATTTAAAAATCTGTTACAATATTTACATTGAGGAAAAACGTTTAGTTCATCGAAACGTGTAATAATATGGCGACGACTAACAAAATGACCAGCATCAATATTCTTATAATGAAAAGTTTTTTCACAAGTAATACATTTACAATTACCAGAATGATCAGCGTGTTTTAATCTTATGTACTCACTAAACACCCTGTCTAATTTTTTTATAAGTTTTTGTCGCATATAATACTAATATAATAATATATTATTTATATTATAAATATACTTATATTATAATTTGCGAGTTTTTTCAAAACTTCTACCACCGAAATATGCACCTATGATAAGCAATACGATTTGATTAATTGATTCTAATTGATATTCTAAAAAGAAACCTACTGTATAAACTAAAACCATAAAAACTAAAGTAAGAGGTCTAACGTTTTTACTTAACCAACTATCAGACATAGCGTCAGCTTCCCATCTTCGAGTGATAGATTCAAACTCCGCTAACTCTATTTTAAGCATCTCTAACGCCACTTCTTTATCTTGTTGAGATAAACCCTCGTCAGATATTATTAGATTCTTTAGAGCTCCTAGAATTCCTTTGTCCGGTATTGTGTCGGCTAGGTTTTGAAACAGACCTGACTTCCCTAGTAGGAACTGACCTAGTTTCGTTTCTTTGAACTTCTTCTTTTTCTTTGACATTTTTTACTTCTTTGTATTCTACACTTTTTGAATTGTTATTCTCGTCAAAATAATTTCTTAAAACTATTTTACGATTCAATCCAGGAACATAACTACAATGCACCCAACTTGGCGATTCATCACCGAACTCCCATATTAACACATCAAAGTCTAGATTATCTTTTATATAGTTAAATATATCTTTATTTGATACATCAGTTCCATCGTTGTCTATATCTATTGCTTGACCAGTGATATGTTTACTATGAGGTGCACCCCCAATTATACCATTTAACCTTTCGCATCTATACATACTAGATACATATATTGGTTTTTTAAAATGGTCTCTAATTGGTTGAAATATTTTTTCTGCAGTAAGTTTTAAATTATCAACTACAATTCCTGCAGGTGTGTTATCTATATATTTTCTTTTTGCGGTTTCGCTTCTTATAGCTTCGCTTAATGTTAAATTTTCTGAGAGTTTCATCCTATATAATTTTTGACATACCATTTAAAAAATTGAGTTGCCCAAAACATAGTTAAAAACAACCATACAACTGAATATATCATATAAGGTACTTGAAGCCAGAATGCTTCTTGTAACCCTTTCCAAATTTTATTTAAAAAGTTTTTCATAATTTTATTTTTATTAAAGTTAATTATTTTTTATTTAATAGCTGATGAATCTTTATTATCGTATAAACCAACGTTGCTATTATTAGTAACCCTTGTAAATATTGATTAATTTCTGCTATTGTAATTATATAAACACTAATTCCTAATATTGTTGGTTCAAATCCGTTCATTACATTAAATTGTTATTTCTATTATTTTCCATTCTTGGTTTTCTTCGTCCCATTGGTATATTTTATCACTATCGTCAGGCATCGGAACAGGTGATTCCCATTTATAATTTTCATTTAAAACCCAACTTGGGAAAGGTTGTGGCGCATAAAACGCATTATTATCAGGATCCCAAGTGAAACCTACTCCTGCAAAATTATATCTAAAATTCCCATTATAAGATGTTTGAACCCAATTTCTGTGTCCGTATAAGCCCTCACAAAAATCAATTCCCATTACCTCTGATTCTTGACCATCAACGCTTATTTCGTTATTATGTATTACAACTATTCTTGTAACTTTATTATTTTCATTTATTTCTGCAAAATGTGCCATTTTAATTTAATTTAATTTTAACTATGTACATAAGTACCACTTCCTGTAAATTTTATTATTGTATCACTCCCTGATGTAGTAACTGTTGGGCTTCCTGTTGTACTTCCTGAATATAATGATGTTGCTAATCTAAGTATTACAATACCTGAGCCACCAGCTCCTGAGTCTGTTGCGTCACCTG